ATCACTGCTGCCAGGCTCCGGGCAATCCTTGCGCAGCTCAAGGAATCGCTAGACGGCTGGGCTGGCACTAGCACGCTGCTGATGACCGAAGAGCTGCAGGGCTTGGCGATCCTCGAAGCTGACTTCATGGTGGAGCAGCTTGAGAAGATGGTGCCGCCAAGCGTGACGACGCCGATTCGATCGGTGGAGATCAGTCCGCAGTTCGCGCAAGCGGTGGTCACTTCAGATCCCACACAGTTGGGGATTGTTTCGCTGAGCGATGACCTGCCCGGTGCAGTGCGGCGTCAGTTTGCGATGACCGTGGCTGATGGCACCACGCTCACGCTGCCGAACGGCGAGGTCGTGCGCAAAGCTTTCCAAAGCATGAGCACAAGCCAGGCGGAGCTTTTCAGCCAAGCAGTGCGCAACGGGCTGCTGACAGGCGAATCAATGCCGAGCATCATCCGCAGGCTCAAGGGCAGGCTGGTCAGAAATGATCGCTCCAGCCTTGCTCAGCAGATCCAAAAGGGCGGAGCGGTCACCGCTCGTGCGAATAACCAGATCCGCGCCATCGTGCGCAGCAGCATCACCCAGGTCACTGCCGCAGCAGCGGAGCAGGTGGCGCTGGCGAACCCTGATGCGACCACCCGCTACATCTACCGCGCGGTGCTTGATAGCCGCACGACGCCGATCTGCCGGGCGCTAGACGGCAAGGTCTACAGGTGGGGCGAAGGTCCGGTGCCACCGCTGCACTTCGGTTGCCGCTCCCTGCTGGCACCCTTGATCAAGGGACTGGAGAAAGAGCAGATCAACGAGTTCGAGAGCTACGGCAAGTGGCTTCAGAACAACAAAGACGACAAGGAAAAAGTCTTCGGCAGCAAGACGCCCTACTTCGACTATCTCGCCAAAAAGTACGGACCAGATGATGCGCTGCGCCGTTTTGTGCGGCAAGACGGGTCAGAACTAACCTTGGAGCAACTAAAGGCTCGGTATCCAGATGTCAAGCCAAGAACTACAAGCAGTTCTCGTTAACGACGAACTGATGCTCGCCCGCCCTTTCACTCTGGAGGATGGAAGCATCCAATGGCGCAACAAGTACGGCATGGCGATTGAAGGCGCCAAGCCAGTACAGCAATGCGAGCCAAAAGCAGCGCCGAAAGCTAAGCGCGCACCACGCGCCCGCAAAAAAGCTGCTGAATAAGATGACGGCATCTGCTGCGTGCTGATGCCTTATCACAGCAAGCCCAAGCCCATGTCCAAGGGCGGCAAGAAAAAGGGAGGCAAGAAAAAGTGAAGCGCGGTGATCGGGTTAGCTGGTCCTACGGCGGCAAGCGTGTCTACGGCACGGTGACCGGCACCGCAGGCGCACGGGGTGAAATCAAAGGACCAAGCGGCGGCAAGGTCGTCCGGGTTGGTTCCAAGGATGACCCTGTGATTCGTATCAAGCACGAGGGCAGTGGCAACCCTGTTCTCAAGAAACGCTCTGAGCTGCGAGCAGCGCCCAAGCGGAAATGATTGAGCGGGGCGGTCATAAGTTCGAGGGCTATGACAAGCCCATTCGGACGCCTAACCATCCCAGCGGCAAATCCCATGCCGTTGTGGTCAAGGTTGACGGCAAGCCCAAGCTGATCCGCTTCGGTCAGCAAGGCGCAAAAACTAAGCCGCCACGCAAAGGTGAATCTGCTGCTGACAAGGCAAAGCGCGCATCATTCAAAGCCCGCCACGCCAAGAACATCGCCAAAGGTAAAACCAGCGCCGCTTACTGGGCGAACAAAGTTAAGTGGTAGCTGGTAGCCTGCGGACGCAATTAACCTTACGGGTTATTCATGTCCGAAGAGCAGAATCAGCAGGTTACGCCTGTTGAAGGCGCCAGCAACGACGAGATCGCAAAGCTGAAAAGCAGCATCGAATCGCTAGAGAAGAAGAACTTCGAGCTGATCGGGAAGCTCCAGAAGAAAGAGCTGATCGGTGAGGTGCCTGATGACTACCAGGCGCTTAAGGAGTTCAAGCAGCAAGCCGAGCAAGCCAGGCTCGAATCAGAGGGCAAGTATTCCGAAGCGCGGCAAGCTCTGGAGCAGCAGTTCCGTGAGGCGACGGCGCAGAAGGACCAGCGCATTGCAGAGCTCGAACAGCGCGTCCGCGAGCTTGAGCTGCTGACTCCTGCCGTCAGCGCATTGGCTGACATCGTGCATGACCCTGATCTGGTCATGAAGACGAAGCTCTCGCCGGATCAGATCGAGCGCGAAGCTGATGGCACCGTCGTCGTCGTTGACGGCTACCAGCGCACGCCGGTCCAGGAATGGGCGAAAACCCTGCCCCTTTGGATGCAAAAGCAACCCAAGCCTCAAGGCAGCGGCGCACCGATTGGTCGCAGCTCCGGCGAAATCCCTGCCGGTGTTGCTAACCCCTTCCTGCCTGAAAGCTACAACCTGACCGAACAATCACGACTGTTTAGAACTGATCGTGATTTGTACGAAAGGCTGAAAGCGCAGGCTGCCCGTTAACATCAACTCAAGGCAAAGCTACGCGGAGCCGAACTGGGTTACGCCCAACACCGTTAAACACTTTTGGAATTAAACGATGGCGACTCTCCGGTCGGACATCATCGTTCCCGAGGTATTTACGCCGTACGTCATTGAACAGACCACCCAGCGCGATGCCTTCCTGGCTAGCGGTGTTGTGCGTCCGATGGCTGAGCTGAATGCCACCGAGGGCGGTGACTTCATCAATGTGCCTTTCTGGAAGGCAAACCTTTCGGGTGACTTTGAAGTGCTGTCTGACAGCTCTTCTCTGACCCCCGGCAAGATCACTGCTGACAAGCAAGTTGGCGTGATCCTGCACCGTGGGCGGGCGTTTGAAGCGCGCGACCTCGCTGCTCTTGCAGCCGGTAGCGATCCTATGGCTGCCATCGGCGCCAAGGTTGCTGACTACGTTGCTAACCAGCGCCAGAAGGATCTGCTGTCCTGCCTGAAGGGCGTCTTCGGCACCCTGGGCACCACCAGCAGCTCCGCCGCCTTCTTCAGCCTCACCATTGACGGTGAGTCCGGTGATACCCCCACCGTGCTCTCCCCCCGTCACGTTGCTGAGGCTCGCGCCAAGCTTGGCGACCAAGGCGACAAGCTGACTGCAATGTGCATCCACTCCAAGGTCTATTACGACCTGGTGGAGCGCCGTGCAATCGACTTCATCTACGACAACACTGGCGCCGCTGACACCAGCGCCACCCAGGGTTCGACTGCCAATGCTTTTGGCAGCCCTGCAGTTCCTACCTTCATGGGTCTGCGCGTCATCGTCTCTGACGATGTGCAAACCGAAGGCAGCGGTGCTTCTACCGAGTACGCCACCTACTTCTTCACCGAAGGTGCAGTGGCTTCCGGCGAGCAACTCGCAATGCAGACCGAGACCGACCGTGACATCCTCGCCAAGAGCGATGCCATGTCGATCGACCTGCACTATTGCTACCACCCCGTTGGTGCTAAGTGGGCAGTGACCACGGTCAACCCCACCCGCGCTCAACTGGAGACCGTTAGCAACTGGTCGAAGGTGTACGAGCTTAAAAACCTCGGCATCGTTCGTGCCACCAACACTTCCAACATGGATTGACGGAGGTAACTAACGATGGCATCTCTATTTGAGATCGGCGCTGGCAAAGCTCTCGGCTACACCTCTGGTGGTGCCGTGACCCAGGCGACCGACAAGTCCACTGGCGTGACCCTGAACCAGGCTGCTGGTCAGATCACTACCGACGACGCTTCTTTGGCAGGCGGCGCTGAAGTTTCTTTCACCGTCACCAACGACAAAGTGGCTGCTACCGATGTTGTGGCTATCTCGCTGCAATCTGGTGCCTCCACTGGCACTTACATCGTGAGCATCAGCGCCGTTGCTGCAGGTTCCTTCGATGTGACCCTGAGCAACGTGGGCACCACCGCAGGTGAAGCCCTGGTGCTGAACTACGCCGTGATCAAGGCTGCTGCCTCCTGATCATGGGTCTGTTCGCTTTTAGGCGAGCACGGGAGCGTGAGGTTGCTGCTTCGGCGGCAGCCTCTGCCCCTGTGAAAGAAGCCACCAAGCAATCTTCCGAGAAGCCCGATGGCAATCTCAATCGACGCAACAGCCGGGGGCGCAAGCGCAAACAGCTACCTGACGCTGAGTGACGCCAACGACATCATCGACGGTCTGGTCCAGGACGATGATGTGACCGCCTGGGCTTCGGCAACCGACGACCAGAAGAACCGCGCGCTTTACACAGCAGCGCAGCGCATTGACCGTGAACGCTTTTTAGGTGCCCGTGCGACTGATACGCAGTCTCTCCAGTGGCCGCGCACAGGAGTCCGAAAGCCGGACACCTACATCAACACTTACGCGGTGGGTTTTCCGTTTCGTATCACGACTGATTACTTCACCGACACTGAGATTCCGGATCAGGTCAAGAAGGCGCAGGCGGTCCTCGCGGTCTACCTGAACAACAACAAGGACGGTCTGGGTCTTAGCGGGCTTGAAGACTACAAGAACGTCAAGATCGGCAACCTGGACGTCACGCCTAATACCTACGGTGCGACTGGTGCTGATCGGATCCCGCCGATGGTCGAGCGATATTTCACCGGACTTAGAATTAGTGGACCAGGCAACATCGCCGTCAAGCGGAGCTAATCATGGGGTACGCCTACCCGAGCGCTGAGTACATCGACGACACGGCGGCGCACACCGGACGCTTCGGCAAGATCGTCGCCCTAGAAGATTCGGTGATCGCCAGCCTCAGTGCTGATGATTACACCGGCAACACGCTGTCCGCTGTGCCCCTGAAGGCGAGCTGCGAGATGTGCGGGGTGTTCACCAGCATCACGCTGACTAGCGGCACTGTAGTCGCTTACAGGCTCTGATCATGGCACTGTTTTCTACTGCAGGACCCGACATCGGCACACTGCGCAATGCAGATGGAAGCTATGCCTATGGGATCGTTGGTTATGCCTATGGTCCAAGCGCAGTAACATTTACAAGGCCAAATGATACCAATGCCTATACTGCTCTAGATGTAGTTGCTGATAGCACAAGCTCTCCAACTGTTTTAGAGTTTGATGGTATTGGTGCTGCTGGCGGTCATATCATGCTTAGCGATGTTACTTTTTTGTGCACTGGTAATGCAGTGCCTCCCACGCTTGGGGTACTGCGCTTGCATTTGTATAACATTGCGCCAACAGCGATAGCTGATAATGCAGCATACAATTTGCCAGTCGCAGATCGTAATAAGTACGTTGGCTACATAGATATTTCAACACCAGTTGATCTTGGTGATACGATTTGGAGCCAAGTAAAGGAAATCAATAAAACAATCAAGTTGGCTAGTGGTGATGACAAGCTGTATGGCATTTTGCAAACTATCGAGGCTTGTACCCCTGCGGCAAGTTTAGGGATTACGATCTCATTGTCCGCTATTGACGTCGGACGATGAGCCTTAGTAATTCGCTACGCAAGGTTGCCAACAAGGTCGTCGGCAAGTTCGGTGGCGACGTAACCGTTCGGATCGTGACCGGCGGGAGCTACAACACGACGACCGGCGCGATCACTGAAAGCGAGTCGGATGCCACGGTCAAGGGCGTGCTCAGCGATGTGGCGTTGCGTGAGGTCAACGAGCTGGTGCAGGCAGGCGACAAGCGGCTGGTGATTGCAGCTTCTGCCGTGACCACTGCGCCGGAGACGAAGGACCGGATCGTCATCAGCAGCGTGGTACACCAGGTCATCCAGGTGAATACGACTGAACAAGACAACACGGCGATCGTCTACGAGCTGATCTTGAGGGCGTAGCGATGGCACGGAACATCCGGCTGGACCAGATCGGAGATCTTTACGACGAGCAGATTCAGGCGCTGATCAAGCGCACGACGCTGAAATGGCAGTATGAGCTACAGGTCCGGCAGCCGCCAAATCTGGGCACGCCTGTTGATACCGGCGTTCTGCGCCAATCTTGGCAAGTCAACGTCAGCGAGCCTTACACCGGGCGGGTATTCAACGACATGGAATACGCCGAGCCCGTGATGTATGGCACCAACCTGCCACCATCCTGGAAAGGCGAATGGCGGACCAGGGTGGGCGCTATCAAGGGGTTCCCTGATCTGCTTGGGAAAGAGATAGCCACAAAAGATGTGCCCAAACTGATGAGAGCAATTGTTAGGGGCAACTGATGGCAGCCACCAACCTCAACACCGTTCGCTCTGTCATCGAAGGGCGGCTCGCCACTGAGCTAGCGGAAAGCCCTGCCATCCCGGTGGTCTTTCACAACATGGCGTTTGAGCCGACGCCAGCATCAAGCTGGGTGCAATGCCTGACCACCTTCGGCGCGAACGAATACCTGAGCCAAGGCAGCACCACCAACAGCCAAAACCGCATCTTTGGCTTACTGACAATCAACATCTTTTCCGCCCCTGGTGTTGGTCCTGGCGCCAACTACACGATCGGGAAAAGAATCCGTGATCTTTACAATAGGGTCAACGTGTCGGGGGTTTTCTTCGACGCTCCCACAGGTCCAGAGGCACTGGCTTCACCAGCTCCCGAGGGCTACTTTCAAACCCAGGTCCGTGTGACCTTTGAATCCATCGAGGAACTCTGACCCATGGCAATCCTTCGAGGCGAACAGGGCGCAGTCCAGTTCGACGCTGCTGGTTCTTCCAACGCAACCATCGTCGGCACCCGTAGCTGGAGCCTGACCACCACCAAGGAAACTTTGGATGTTACCGACCACGGTGACACCTTCCGAAAGTTTGTTGGCAGCCTGATCTCCGGTTCCGGCACCGTCGAGCTGGTCTATGACCCCGACGCAACTGGTCAAGCTGGCTTCCTGGAAGACGTGCTGACCACTGCTGACGGCGCAGACGCCACCTTCGAGCTGTTCACTACCGGCACTTCGGCTGGTACTGATTCGATCAGCTTCGCTGGCATCATCACTGACATGGAGATCAGCTCCACCGTCGGTGAACTTGTTGTCGTGAGCTGCAACTTCATCACCAGCGGTACTATCACCGGCAACCTTGAGTGATGAGGTGTAGTATCAGAGCGATTAAATAAGCTCTGATGCCAGTACAAAAGCGGACAGTTGACATGCTGGTTGAGGCGTTTGACCTTAACCAGCGCCGCAAATTTGTGCTCAAGAACGCCAGCGGTGATCCGTTGGTGGATCTTTATTTCCCGCCGATCACCAGGGCTGACCGCAAGAAAGCGCAAGCCCTAGCTGGTACGGACGAAGCTTTAGACATCAGCACCCAAATGCTGTGCCAAAAGGCTGAGCTGCAGGATGGCAGTAAAGCTTTTGCGCCTGCTGATGCCGCCAAGCTGCAGCGCATGTTGCCTGAATCAGTCTTGAACGAGCTGGAGCTGTTCCTGTTTGGCTTAGGCGATGACGAGACGCTCGAAGAGGCAAAAAACGACTGAAGCAGGACAACTGGCTCTTCTTTGAGTTCTTCTTGTCCTGCGAGTTGGGGATGACGGTCAGCCGTATGCGTAACGAGCTGACCGATGCTGAGTTTGCCTACTACGCTGCGTTCTATGAGCTAAAGAACGAGCGTGAGCAGGAGGCGATGCAGCGCGCGAAGAATCAGCGGCGATAGATTGGGTCATCTGTAAGCGATAGCAGCGGTGGCAAACGCTCAGTCCAGAGTTGAACTGATCGTTGATGCCGTAAAGGCTCTTAACCCGCTGCGTGCTGTAAAACGCAGTACTGACAAGGCGAAAGAAGCGATAGACCGACTAAAGGCGTCGGCAAGAAAGACTGGTCAGACACTTGAGGATTTAGGCAGGAAAGGGAAAAGAGGGCTCGACAAGGTCGCAAAGGCAGCGAGTCGTGCTGCTGGAAGATTTGGGAAGATGGGCAAGGCGGCAGCAGTTGCTGCTGCGGCGGCGGCTGGCTTGGCGCTGGTCAAGTTTTCATTTGGCGCCGCCGGAGAGCTTGAAAGACAGACAAAAAGTCTTCAAGTCTTGACGGGTTCTCTTGAAAAGGCGAGGGGCATCATTGCTGAGCTCCAGGCATTTGGTGCCGTCACCCCATTCACTAGCCAAGAGCTGATTGAAACCTCAAAACGCTTGAAGGCGTTTGGGTTTGAGACAGAGCAGATTGTTGACATAACCAAGCGTTTGGCTGACGTGGCTGGCGCAACTGGCGCCGACCTAGGCGGCATTGCTACTGCCTTCGGACAAATCCAAGCGAAAGGTCGCTTGCAGACTGAAGAGCTGTTGCAGCTTCAGGAGCGCGGCGTTGGCATCGCTGACGAGCTGCAGAAGATGTATGGCATGACTGGGGAGGAGTTCAGCAAAGCTCTCCAGAAAGGTCAGATCAGTGCCAAAGCGGCAGAAGTGGCTTTGATCAGGCTGACAGAAAAGGGCGGCAAATATGCGAACGGTGCAATCGCTCAGTCTGACACTTTGTTCGGCAAGCTTTCGACGTTGCAAGATGCGCTGCAGCGATTCGGGCAGAACATCGGCAAAGTCCTCTCGCCAGTCTTCAAGTCGATAATCACTTTCCTGACAACTATCACTAATCAGATCAACAATCTGTTCCGTGAATCTGCGCTTGCGACACAGGCAAGAAAAAACCTAAGGTTTGACACCAAAGAAGGACGAGAGATATCCAGAAGAGGTGGCGCTGAGGCTCGTGAACGCGGAGTGGCGCTGCAGGCTGAGATTGAGCGCTTGAGAAAAGCAGGCTTTGGTCTTGACCAGACTGTCCCCAAGATGCCGGACACGGCTACGCCAGAGCTGCTGAAGGGGACTGCTGGTGCAGGTAAGGAAAAGGAAAAGGAAAGCCCGATTGAAAGGCAAAGAAAGCAGCTCGAAAAAATACTGCAGACCGAAAGGGATCGAGCCAGTCTTGCGTCTGCCTTAAATGATGAAGAGCAACGGACTTTTCAGCTAAATGTCGATCTGGCAAATATCAAGCGGGAGTTCCCGGATCTGAGCAATGAAGAGCTGAAACCTTTGGTTGAAGCGACAATCCAAACCTATGAACGCATAGAAGCAAGCGAAGCTCTCAAGAAGTCAAACAAAGACAGAGCGGATGCGGAGCTGAAGGCACTTCGAGAGCAGCAAAAAGAAGCCCAGCGCCTTGATCAGATCTACGGGCAGCTTGGGCAGACCATCGCAACCGGCGTCAGCGACATGCTGATGGCAGCAGTTGATCAGACCAAGTCACTGGCAGAAGTCGCCTCCAACATGCTCCGCAACCTGGCGAATCAGCTCCTGCAGGTCGCAGTCAACACTGCCCTCTTCAGCCTGTTCCCTGGCTCTTCGCTCTTCAAAGGCTTACCCCGCTTTGCTGATGGTGGCTCGATCTCCAGCGGCAAGCCTGCAATCGTTGGTGAGCGTGGTCCTGAGCTGTTCATGCCAGGGCGCAGCGGCAGCATCGTTCCTAACAATGCCCTCGGCGGGAACATCACCGTCAACGTTGATGCAACCGGCACCAACGTCCAGGGCGACGCTCCTAACGCGAATAAGCTAGGCGAAGCACTTGGCGCAGCCGTCCGCGCCGAACTGATCCGCCAGAAGCGTCCCGGAGGCTTGCTCGCCTAATGGCTACTTTCCCAGCGATCACTCCGACCTACGGCGCACAAAAGACCAGCGCCCCAGTGGTCCGTACTGTCCGTTTCGGAGACGGCTACGAACAACGACTGGTGTACGGCGAAAACCAGAACCCCAAAATGTGGGATCTGACCTGGAACGTTTCCGAGACTGACGCCGACACAATTGAAGCCTTCCTGGATGCCCGCGCTGGTCAAGAAAGCTTTGACTGGACGCCCCTAGGTGAAGCCACCGCATACAAGTGGGTTTGCTCGGAATGGAGCAAATCAATTCCATATCTCAACCGCGCCACGATCCAAG